CGCGCCTGTTAGTCTCCACCAAATTGGGGTTTTAGGATGAAAACTGTCACCATAAAGGTTTCGGACCTTAGTGCCGATCCGGCCAACGCACGCAAGCACGACGACCGGAACATAGATTCCATCATTGCTTCACTTCGACGCTTCGGCCAGCAGAAACCGATCGTTATCGACGCGTCGAAGGTGGTTCGAGCCGGAAGCGGAACGCTAGAAGCAGCGAAGCGGCTAGGATGGGATTGGATCGAATGCGTCGAGACCGATCTAAAGGGCTCTGACGCTATCGCCTACGCTATCGCAGACAACCGGACGGCAGAGTTAGCCGAGTGGGATTCGGATGTCCTAGCGGCTCAATTGAGCGGCTTGCTGACCGACGATGAGGCACTAGCAAACGCGGCGGGTTTTTCGACAGAGGAAATCGAGGCGATGTTATCGCAGTTTGACATCGAAGAAATCGCACCCCCTGAACTAGCCGACGGGGACCGGGAGCCGTTTCGCCAAATGACATTTACCGTTCACGATTCCCAATTTGAGGAAATTGAAGCGGCGATAAAAAGAGCCAAGAGCAAAGGCGGCGGTGATTCGGCAGTAAATGAAAACAGCAACGGCAACGCCCTAGCGTTTATCTGCGAGGCTTTTCGTGGGTGACGCCAAACGATTGATCGTAAAGCCGATATCCGCAAGCGATGCGAGCAAGATCGTTAAGGCTTTGCATTACAGCGGCAAAGTTGACCCGAGAAGTCAGCTTCACCTAGGAGTCTTTTTGGATGGCAAGTGCGGCGGGGCGATGCAGTTCGGCCCAAGCCTTCAAAAAAGCAGCATGATAGGGCTTGTTGACGCCTTTCGATGGATGCGAAAGCAGTATCCCCATATCAAATGGTGCGTATCCTTTGCCGATGGTACGCAATGCGGGGACGGAGCAATCTACCGGGCTAGCGGTTTCGTGCTCACAGCCATAAAGCAGAACTCTAGCATGTGGATGCTTAAAACCGGCGAGGTGATTTGCGACGTAGTGACCAGAATGAAGGGCAGCAATGGAGTGCGCGAAAGAATTGGCTTTAAGGTTGGTCAGTCATGGTCTAGCTACGCAAAGCAGAGCGGCGCAGTTAAGCTTCCCGGTTTTCAGCTTCGCTACATCTATTTCATCGACCCTACTTGCAAGGAGCGGCTAACCGTACCGATCCTGCCGTTCAGCGAAATTGACCGGCGAGGGGCCGGAATGTATAAAGGGAAACCTCGCGTTACAAGTGCTGACAGCGGCACGCTCGGCAATCCAGCCGAGAAGGGGCGGTGCGATTCCGACCGTAACGCTTTTGAATCTTCATGACAGTCCGTCAGACTCGACTATGGGAGAGAGCGTTGCGTGAGCGATGGCCAATAAAACCAGAGTATCGGGAAAAGATCATGTTTTCCCTTTTGGCGATTGTTGCCGACAAAAACGCTTCGCCACGGGAAAAGACCGCAGCGGCAAAAGCTTTGATGGCGGCGGATTCCTTGAACGTCCAGCAAGAAAGGATGGATCAAGCAGATGAACACGAACGCAGGCAGCGATTGGTGGAACTCGCTCGACAACTCAGCCCTGGAGAAGTTGCTAGGCTCTCGGCTGAATCAGGCGTCGTCGTCGATGGTTTCGTCCTTGACGAGTGCGATTCCGAAGAAATCGAAGGACGCGGAGAGGATGGCTCGAAAGAGGGCGATGGATCGTGATCTATCCATTCATCCACCTATCGATCCTGCTCGTCGGCTCAAGTGTGAAGCGGATCCGGCTTTGTGGCTCTCGACCTACTTTCCCGAAAAGTTCTTCGAGGGCTGGACTGAGGATCGCTTGGCGATGGTGCATTCTATTATCGATGCTGCTAAGTACGGCGGGGATCAATCGATTGCAGGGCCTCGGGGTGAGGGCAAGACGACGCTTGCAATCCTAACGGCTCTATACTTAATGGTGCGCGGTCTTTCGACCTTTCCCGTAGTCATCGGCAAAAACGCGGACAAGGCCAAAAAAGAAGTCCGTGACATCGTTGAGCAACTGCAACAGAATGAAATCTTTGCGGCGGATTACCCAGAGATCGCCATTCCGTTTCAGGCTGTCGGCGGTTGGTCAAGTAGGGGCAGGATGCAGACTTGCGGCGGGATGCCTACCAACATCGTCATCGGGCCAGAGTTCTTCGTGTTCCCGACGATCACAAGAGAGCAGCTACCAGGCTGGCCGACAGAGATCGAGCCAGCTTCATGCGGTCAGGTGCTTTACTCTTTGGGCATCGATGGTGCGATTCGCGGGACGAAGTACCGAAGCAGACGGCCTACCTTGGCTATCATCGACGACATCGAGGATAGGGAGGCAGCAGCTAGCGAAACGACGATCGAAAAGAACGAGGAAGTAATCGAACAAGACATTGCGGGGCTGGGTCAGTCCTCGGAGCGGATCCCTAGAGTGATGCTTTGCACAATCCAGAATCGCAAGTGTATTGCCTTCAAGTACACCGATCCGAAGATCAAGCCATCTTGGAGGGGCAAGCGATACCGCAAGCTCGTTACCAAGCCGGATCGAATGGACTTAATCGAGAAGTACATCGACATGAGAAAGGGACGCAAAGACGAAGATCCAGACGCTAGGGAGGCTTTCCGCTTTTGGCGTGACAATCAAGAGGATATCGAGCGTGGATCTGTCGTCAGTAATCCGCATAGCTACTCAAAGAAGATGCACAGCGATGGCGAGCCGATGGAATTGTCAGCGGTGCAAAGCTATTTCAATCGAGTCGCAGACGTAGGCCAAAAGGCAGTATCGACCGAGATTGACAACGACCCTCCTGAGGAAGCCGGGCCAATGGGCCTTGGAATCACTCCTGCTTTGGTTGAATCGAGGGTTAGCGGATTGGTTCGTCGTCAGTTGCCGGCCAATACCGTGGCACTTACGGCGGCGATCGACTTGGGAAAGTATTATCTCCATTGGGTTGTTACGGCGTGGTGGCATGGTGCAGGAGGCGTTGTGGCCGATTACGGCATCCATCAGGTTTACGGGACTGATAAAAGCATGGATCACGAAGCCAGCGAGCCGATGATTTATCAGGCTCTCTTGAGCCTTCGGGACGAGTTGCTAACCAAAGAATTCAGCGACACAACAGGCACCAGGAGGACGATCGATTTTTGCTTTGTGGATTCCGGTGCGTTTACCAATGCGGCTTACCAGTTCTGTCGTGAGGTCGGCGGGATCTTTCATCCGTCGAAGGGTCAAGATCCGTACCATCGAAAAGCCAAGTCGACATCAACGACGATTGCAGGGGCTAACTTACACGCTCAAAAGTTGCCATCGTCCAATGTTTGGCTCTACGAGCTAGATACAAGCTACTGGAAACAGTTTATCCATGAACGGTTTATGACTCCGACTTTCGACGAATCGAACATGCTTCGGCGCGGTTCGCTTTCGTTGTTTGCACTTGAAGAAGAACGCAGACATAGCCAGTACGCGCAGCACATCGCAGCGGAAGAACTTGTCACGAAGTTCACGGAGGGCAAGGGTGCCAAGACCTACTGGATGGTCAAGGACTCGAATAACCACTGGTTGGATGCTACCTACATGGCAGCGGCAGCTAGTGAGGCTTGCGGCGTCAAGCTTATTGCTCCAAGTGAGATCGAGGTGCAACCGAAGCACGTTAGCGGCGAGCAACCTAAGCCGGTGAAGCAGGCTCCTAGGGCCCAGCAGCACGGACGTAATCTGAAACAACGGCCAGGTGGGTGGATTCCAAAACGGAGGTATTAGGATGGCGAAGAAGAGCAGGAAGCAGATCGACACGGTGCAACAAACGGCAACAATCGAGCAACCGATCGAGCCTATCTATCGGCAGTTCACGCCAAGGCCTTGCACGATGTGCGAAACTCGGAGGCCACATGGGACCAATGCAAGCTACGTTTATTGCACTAGAGGCAAGATCCGTTTTTGCAAGTGCAAGAACTGCAACCACACTTGGAGTCAGGAAGGTAAGTAATTTCTATTGACTGTACTAGGCTAATGGTACAGGCTTCTTGAGAATGTTTGCTTGTCATGCAATCCTTTGTGCATGGCATCAGCAGCAAGTCTGTTAGCACTCATTGACTCAGCTATTGAGGCTCTCCTAACCGGAGGGGCTCAGCAGTATTCTATTGGCTCTCGGACAGTAACCAAGCTTGACCTCAAGTCGCTATTTGAAGAACGGCGGATGCTTCAGCAACAGGTCGAGCGTGAAAGCGGCTCCGGCGGCGTTACTCTTGGCAGATTGTCGAGGGCTCGTCGATGATCGGAAAGATGCTCGATTCAATCGTAACTGCGATCAGTCCAACGGCGGGACTCCGAAGGGCTCAGGCTCGAAAGGTGCTTCGCTCTTTCACGGGCGCAGAACCTTCTCGAATCTCATCGAGTCGCAAGCCAAAAAACAATCCAGCGGATATGGAGCTATTAGGGCCATTTGGTGCTGATACGCTTCGGGCGTGGGCTCGAGACTTGGTGCGGAACAATGCTTACGCATGGGGCGTTGTTGATACGATCGTTTCATCGGTGGTCGGTTGCGGGATCAAAGCACAAAGCCAGTTCGAGACTCCAAGCGGCGATGACATCGAATCGATCAACGACCAACGCGACAAAATTTGGTCGGAGTGGGCGGAAGTCTGCGATGTCAACGGGAAATACACTCTCGATGAAATCCAGGCTATTTGCCAACGTGAAATGGTCGAGGCCGGTGAGGTGCTTGTACGGCTCATTAGAACACCGGGCAAGGTCTATCGGGGCATTTATCGTCCAGTGCCATTGGCTCTCGAATTGATCGAAGCTGACCGGCTTGCAGGGGATAAGGACAACTACGCAGCTAGGTTAACTCCGGCTGGTGACAATCGAATCATTCGCGGGGTTGAGGTTGATGATCTTGGTAGGCCGGTGGCTTACTGGATCTACAAAGACCATCCATTGCAACCATACGCAG